AAGCTGAAGTGCCGCTATCAATAACTTCGGAGCCGCATCAATCAGAGCTGATACAAGGGATGTCACAATGGTGGGCATTGCATTTATCAGAGCCATGATGATCTCCGGCAAATGCTCAACTATTCCAACAACCAACTGAATTGCACCATCTATCAGAACAGGGAGCGCATCCACTAATGCTTGCACTAACTGAACCAATACTGTCGGAAGTGCGCTAACCAATGCCGTGATTATTGTTGGCAATGCTTGCACCAATCCAAGGACTAATGATGTTGCAGCCGAGATCAGAGACGGTAATAACTGCTCTATCAATCCCGGTAAGCGATCTGCTATAACAGGAGCCAGTTTTGCGACCAAATCACCCACTCCAACAAGGGCACGTTCCACAACTGGAAGTATGTTATCAGCAAAAGAGCTGAATGAATTTACAAGGTTGTCTATGAGTGGTGTTATATCTTCGCCTGTTGTTAAGCCAGTAAGCAAGTTCTGCCATGCGGCCTTGGTGGATGCCAGTGAGCCTTGGATAGTTTTTGCACCCTCTTCGTGTGCATATCCTGCCATTCCGACATACTTAACATAGTCCACAATGGCACTCTGCATATCTGCAAGATTGCCCATCTCATACTTGGTGCCGTTCAGCTCATTCATCTTATCAATGACTTCTTGCATACCTTCTTTGGTAGGCTTGATGCCGAGCTGAAGATTATCAAGCATTGTGAAGTTGTTTTTCATTATTCCGGCAAAAGCATTGGCAACATTCTCTGCGCTATTACCTGTTGCGGCAACAATATCTGCCTGTGCCGTGATTATCTTGTTGGTAAGTTCTGCGGCTGCCTGTCCATCACCGCCAAGAGCCTCTTTTAAGCCTGTTGCATATGAATTTGCCGTTTCCAGATAATCATTTGCAGACATCTGCACTTCAGAAAAGGCATTGTTTGCATTCTTAATGACAGTATCAAAGGCATCACCGAATAACAGTTTTGCACCGCCCTCTAACTGTTCAAATTCCGCATAACTCTCTGTGGCACTCTTAACAACTCCGATTACGGCTGCTGATGCGGCTGCTACTGCTCCTGCTGCCGCCTTGCCAACACCACCAAGCACAGAGCCAAATCCCTTACCGAATGACTCACCGCCTGTCTTACCAATGCCGCCCAATTCCTTCTCAATCTTGCCGCTTATGCCCTTTGCGGTTGGCTCTATTCTGACATATGCTGTACCGATATTCATATCAGCCATACACTTACCTCATTTTGCTTCTGTACCACTCTTCAAAATCATCTTCTGTGGTAAACTTTTCAATCATCCTTTGACTTATCATCAAGGCCCATGAGCTTACGATATATGCTTTCAGGAATATGTCTGCCCTTCGCTCCGTCCTTGGTCTTTTGCCATATCAGAATGCTTAATTTATCCACCATAATCGCTTGCAATGACTCTTCAAGCGTTAGTTTCACATTCGCTATCTTGCGCTTGATTCTGCTATCATTACTCAAGCCAGATACAAGCCTTGCAAGATATGACAATGGAAATGGCGGATCATACCAATCTGTGATATAGATGTGGTACACCTCCGCCATGTCACATGTTAGTTCATCCTCGCCTACATGAAGCATATAAGCGAGGCTCAAGAGTTTTTTGCGTTCAGACCTTCAAACATGTCAGATATTTCTGTTATGAGGTCCTTTGTTTGGCACACCCCTTTATGCTTTGCAGCCACCTCATTCATAAACACAAGGACGTTATCTTCAGAGCCAAATATAAGCGTCAACAAGTCCATAATGTTCTTGCTCGCTTCCATGGGATCAGCCGTGTTCTGTGCCCTTGTAAGCAAGAATAATAATCTTGCATCATCCTTGATCCGGGAATCTAACTGATACTTAATACCGCTTTTAGTTGTGCCTTTTACAATCATACTCTACACCCTTCTAATATTGCCTTATTCTGCTTCAAGATACTCAACATGAGTCTTGCCTGTTGAATCAGGATAAGCAGATACTGTGATTCCGTATGCAACTGCATCTGAATCGTTGTATGTGATAGTTTCTCTTGCCGTAACAGCGCCATCAGGAATAACAATTCTCTTTGATCTTCCACCACGCATTGCAAGCTCAAATACCCATATCTTCTCCTGCGGATCCTCTGCAACGATGTTGATGGTAACATTGCCATTTGCATCAACTGTTACATTGGCATCTCCGTATACGTTCTTGAGTACATCCACGTTCTCTGACTCTATGAGTGAAAGTGAGAATGTGTCATCAAGTCCATTGAGTGAGCGATATACGATATTACCGCCCCAAGCCTTGATCTCTGATACATCAAGCTCGTTGTTGTTCTCCAAGCCATCCTCTGACACATACCCAAGGCAAACAAAAGCGGCATCAAGTGCCGTTGTTGCATCTGTGGGGAGTGTAGTAGAAAGAGGAGCAACATAAACTGCACCGCTTATGTTCGGCTTACCTGTGCTTACGTTAGTAGCTGTATTAGCCATGCTTTTACCTCCTTAATAATGAGTAACTAAAAATACCGCCTGAAAGCGGTACTCTTTTGTTGTTGAATCTGTGAAGTTGTAGTCAGAATTGAGTGATACACCCGATACTGAATCCAGTGTGACCAAATCAGCCATTGCCACCTTGACCGCCTCATTGAGTTGCATTGCATCAAGCAAGGATCCGTTCTGCAATGTGTCAGAGATTGCTTGCACCGCAATGGTCGATGTGGTGATCCTGTTCTCCGTGCTTGTGCCTGTTTTCTCAACAAGTATGTACTTCGGTGGTGCATTTTCGGGCCGTTCTGCATATGCAGGAGCCAACCCATCAATATTATTCAGATAACTGATTATTGTTGCTTCTATCATCTTTGTATCGCCTTTAATAATGTGTTGTGCTTTAGATTTGAAAAGTACGCATGAGATGTGATTGCCTTGATGAATGTATGCGCTCTTACTTTTCCGGGCCGTGTGTCGGCTGCATAACCATCTCCGGCTCTGCTTGCCACTTCGTCACCGATCTGTTGCATTCCATCCATAAGCTCTTTGCAATTCAGAAGCTCATGCACACCTTGCTTATCCAGTACAAATTCAACATCCCTAGCCATATCGCTCAACCTTGACCTTTTTATTCCAAGATAACGGAATCAGAGCATCAATTCCTGCGGTCGGATACCCTATTGTTTTATACTTCCCACCAAACGGATCTGGGAGAATAACAAAAGTATCTTCCCATTTATGAGTGTCACCCTTTGGGATTGCGAGTGTGTATTCAACCTTTTTGCCGTACAATGACATCGTGTTTGCAATCTCATCATCCGTAGGTTGTCCAACAAGCACGTTATCAATCTTGACTTCGGTTTCACTATAAATGGGATGATTAAGGGCATCTATGCCTGTCTGTGTCTTTTCAATGAGAGTTATCGTTATTCCGTGCATACCAATTCCTCTACTGGCGAATATGAGCCTATCTTGTTGCCATAACCAAGCATCTGCTTGTCTAACTTCGATAAGTACAACTCACCTACTGATGCGCCTGCTCCCATAGTCCATGATTGCGAATATCCCAATGCAGACATAGAGCCTTGTGTAGCACCTAACGGCACTCCTGCATCTGTTGAGCCATCACCCAATGCCCTGATGACCATACGGCATGACACAACCTTCTTTGCATCTGCTGTCGCATTTGCGTTGAATGTATCAATTATCACACCTGCATCATCCAGTAATGTGGTTGCAATGCTCTCTTCAGTTTCGCTTAATGTTCGGCTCATTCTTGCCTCTACATCTTCCAATGTCGCATAACTCATGACTATTACCTCTTTTTTGCTCTGCTAACAGGCTTTTTCTTTGGCTTCGGTGCTTCTTTGGCTATCTCTTCGACAACCTCTTCCTTGGCCTCTTCTACCACTTCCTTTGCCTTCGGAGCGGAGGGTATAGCGGCAAGTTTGTGACCTGCCGCCTTATATTCCTCAACTCGCTCTTCTGTTACCCAGAAATTAGTGCCTGTTCGCCTGTCAATCATCTTGACTTTGTTCATTATCAAGCCTCTGTGAGTGCGCCAAATACGCTTGTATCTGCACGGAAGCCGATCTCGATCTCTGCTCTTACAGCAAACATGTTCTGCTGGAACAGGTTGATTACATTGCCTGAACCAATGTCAAGCGTAGCATCTGAAGAGTAGTCAATCTTGACACCCTCAACAATGCCGTACATAGCCTGTGACCAATCACCTGCAAAGCCGACAACATTGGGAGTACCTGCAACGTATGCACCCTTGCTGATCTCTGTTCTTGCACCGAGTACCATGGGTATTGCACCTTCTGCCACGCTGTTGATAAACAGAGGACGCTTGCTCTGGTCAGTAGCACCAAGAAGGATGCCCTTGCCCTGAGGAGCAAGTACGATACCATTAAGGATACCGCCATGTGTAGCGATTCCAGTATCTGCTGCAACAAGTCCTACATAAGCATCTGTTTCG